CGCGGGCGCGGGCGGTTACGCCGGAGCCCAAAGGACCTTCTCCATGACGACCACGGACTCCTGGTGACGGCAGGCGAAGTCGTGGTGGGCGATCAGTCGCAGAACGGTCTGGTCGAGCGAGAACGCTGCCTTCAGCGTGCCGCCGTCGTCGTAGGCGGCGACGTCGGACGCCGAGACTTCGAGCCGGTTCGCCTCGCCGAGAATCAGGTCGGCCATGTCACACAGGTAGATCTCGGAGTCGCTGCCGGTTCCGAGGTTGATCGGGATTTGATTGGTGGTGAAGTACGGGAAGCCCCAGTAGTTCCCGCCGTCCATCTCCGGTTTGTAGACGAGATTTCCGTTTCCGTCGCGGAGCGTCTTCAGCCCCAGCTCGGTCCGCGGAGCCCAGAACCACGCGGGTCGGAGCATCCGGCAGTCGGCGTTCCGCATCTTCAGGATCGCCGAAGCGGTGTCCTGGGTGATCTTGGTCAGGTCCGGGCTCGCCTGCGCGTCGAAGGTCCCGGCGGCGAGAGCCCAGTGGCGGATGCCCTTGGGCGTGTGCTCGGTTCCGTCGTCGCGGAGGAACGCGGCGTCCTCGCGGAACGCCATCGCTCCGATCGAGTCGTCGCGGACGATCGTGTCCGCACCGTAGGCGTTGAAGCGAAGCAGGTCGTTTGAGATCGGCACGAGACAGGCGAGCTTCTTCCAGGTCAGGTTGATCTGACCGAAGGTCTGCTCGGACACCGGCAGGTTCTGGGACTCACCGATGTACCCTGCGGTCGCGCCGCCGGTCAGCTTGGACATCTGCATGGAGCCAGTGGTCATCGGGATGACGCGCGGCCCCATCCGCCGGAAGACGGTCGCTTCGCGGAGAAGCTCGATGACTTCTCCGGACCACTCCGTCGGGATGAGCACACCGCCTGCGCTCGCATCAGAAGCCTCCAGCGCCTTGAGGATGGCACCCTGTTCGCCCCACTGCTTTTTCGCGAAGCGAGCAGCTTTGTCAGTGTCGCCTTTCCCGGCAGCGATGGCGCGCATGAACCGAGCAGCCATCAGGCCTCGTTCCGGCTTCTCGGCCTTCTCGATGGCGGCTTCACGCTGCATCGCCGCGAGCGTCGCTTGATTCGCTTTCTGCATCTCCTCCCACGTCGCGTTCATGACCTCTTTCACGACGTCGGAGACGAAGCCGTAGAGTTGTTCCTTGGTCTTGATCTTCTCGTCGGGCATCTCAAACCTCCTTTGGTAGTTTGCCTGTGACTTTCATGAGTTCGTTCTCCAACTGCCGCCGGATGGCATCATGGAGCTCTTCCGGATCGATTTCGAGATCGACGATGCTTCGATCGACCTCGTTTTCGATATCAGCGGGTTCGAAAGAAAGATCGAGGATCTCCGACAGATCGTTCGCATCTTCCTCGTTCTTGGCACGCTTCTCGTCGGCTGCGATCTTCGCCATCAACTGATCGATCTGCGCCTTGAGGCTTTCGATCTCATCCGACATGACATCGAGCCGCTCGTCGACATCATCATCAGCAGCAGCATCGATTGCTTCGATGATGCTGTCGCCGCTGAGAATGATCGTATCCGTCGTCTGCGGTGCCGTGGTGGTGTTCGGATACATCCCGGCGGCGTCCGTGCTGCCGGTGGTCGTCGTCGCCGCGACGTCCGGCGAAGTTTCATTCGTCTGGGATACCGCCGTGGCGTCGAAACGAATTTGTGGCGTTGAGACGGTGGTGGGCGGCTCCGGAACCAGCGAGCGATAGACCTCCTCGATCTGCGTCTTCGGAATCCAGAGGGCGACGGATTCGTCTGGCGCCCAGACATCGAGGGTATTTTCGGCCCATTCCTTGAGCGGTTCCATGTCGATGTCGCCGGATTTCAGCGCCATCGTCAGCGCATCGGGATTTGCCGGCACCGGCACGACGGAGAACTCGAACAGTTCCTGTTGAATGAAATTGAAGCCACCGCGCTCTTCATCGAAGGTCCATTCCTTCGGGAAAAAGCCGACCGACGTCGCCCGGAGGAATCCCCCCTTGAGCAGACGGAAGACCGTGTCCGCGAAGGCATAGGTTTCCGCGTCAGCGAATTTCGCCACAGCGGTGAGAGCAGAATCCTTGACGTCGACAGATAGCGCCTTCCCGACCGGGGGCTGGCGATGGTCATGCGCCCACAGCACGACCGGATTCTTTTTGAATCGTTCGAGGTCCCATCCATCTGACTTGATAACGTCGTTGTAGGAGTCTGGAGTCTCAGTGGAGATTCGGAAGTTCAGCACCCGCTCTTCTTCTCCGGAGCTAACTTCCGTTTCTACGGCTTTTAGCAGCACAGCGTCGCGAAGCTCTTTGTCATCGCGCCACTGCTTTTCAGTTAGCCGCTTCACGTTGCACCTCCTTTCGCACGAGTTGCTCTGTGCAATGGCACACCGAATGTGCCGCTGTCGGCGTCACCACAGTATCACCGTTGGGCAAATCCCATGCCATGTCAACCTCTGCGGCGACCCCGTCCATGCCAGAACACTCATTGCAAGATCTACAATCGAGCCGCGAGATCCAGATCCTCGTAACTGCTTTGGGATCCAGAATTCCTTCCCGCACAGCCTCGGACCATAGAGCCTCTTGGGCGCAATTGCACATATGGCTGATGGTGTGATCGGCCATGTCCTCTACGAACTCATCGAACATCGCGGCGACTTCGTCGCCATCGCCCTCCAGCGCGACAAAACGACCGACGTCCTTGGGCAACGTTCCGATCGCATCGATCATCAAAAAGGTGATTGTTTCAGCGCTTTCATCCGCCGCCGCAGCCACCACATGTGTCAGAGTTTCGGCGATGATGTCTCGCATTGAAGACGCTACACCGGCCCGCGCGGCCTCAAGCTGATACAGCGGCTCCAGCTTCTCGATCGCTTTGGCGTCATCAGCAAACAGAACCAGATTCGATTTCGCGGTATCGGCTGCGAGCAGATACACCGATGTAAGCTTCAAAAGTGCTGGCCCGATCGCCGAAGCGAACAGCGCTTCGTTGAGGATCTGCCGCAAGGCATCTTCAGGGGCACCGTCAGCGACGAGCGCCTCCAGGTCGCCGGAACGCTTCCGGGCATCATCGGCGATTTTGAAGAGTGCATCCCGCAGAGTCGCCATGACTTGGTCTTTGCGGGTGCCAATCCTCGGTGCGACGCGCTGGCGCGAGACAACGTTCGTCACGAGCTCGGGCCAAACATAGCGCACGCCTGCCTCTTCAACGACCTCGTCATCATCGACATCATCGACATCATCCGGCGGCGGCTCATCCGCTGAGGAATCCCCACCATCGTCTGAACTATCGGAATTGTCATCTTGCTGGCTGTAAGGTTTGACGAGGTCCTCTGGCAGGACGGCCTCATAATTCAAAGGCTTCATGAACACTTGGCCCTGGCCGTCCGGCAGCGGGAGCTTTCCTTCCATCTCGCGCCATTCGTCGATCTTCAGGGACCATGGGGCGATCGTCGCAACTTTGAGGATGTGTTCCTTGTCCTGCGCGACCGGACTGTCGTAATCGAGGATGAGCCGGTTGTCGTACTCGGTCACCAGTCGGTGTTGCAACGTCGTCCTCAGGAACTCAAGTCTGGGTATCAGAACCCATCTCGCGTAGAGATACTCGGCCACCTCGGACGTCGCCCGGTTCGAAGCTTCGACGATACCGAGGACCTCGGGTGGGACTCCGTAAACTTGAATCACGGCGTCGCGCTGGTTCTTGCGGAGATCCAGCATCGACAGATGGCTGTAGTCGGTGCCGAGCTGATGAACCTTGACCTCCCGGTTGAGAAAAAACGGGAGGAAGCTCCGACGGAATCCGCGAAGCTTGTCGATCCACCGCGTCTCGAGTCGGGTGGTGTCTTCCTTGCGTAGCTCGTTCGAGGAAATCAAGAAATCAGGGCGGGCGCTGTTGTAGAAGAACGTCTTCATGAACTTCGCCGCATACTCGTCGGTTTCGAGTTCATCGCCGAGAGTGACGCCCATGCCAGACCCGCGCTCATACGGATTGTGTGGGTCCGGATGATAGAACCAAATCATGTCCTCAGGTTTGATTTCCTCAGTTTTCCCGCTCGGCGGTCGAAGCTCGAAGAACGGCTTGTCAGCCCTCGGCGTATTGAGGACCCAATGCGGTGGAACCGGAATGAAGTTGATCGGCACTCCGGCCTTGTTCCGCTCTTTCAACCAGAACGCCTCGCCAATCAGATCCAGCCATTTCTGCGTCAACTCGCGCGTCGTGTGGCCGGTGAAAGTTGGGCCGGTCGCGTATAAGGCCTCGATGATCGGATGCTCTTCGATCTCGACCAACTGCTCGGCCTGCTTGAGCCGAAGCA